GGGTATAGTTACACGAAAGCAAGCGGCACAAGTTCCAGCGGGAGCGGCGCGTTTACATGGCGCGACCAGTTCGCAAGCTGCCTCGCAAAGTATAGGAGGCTGTCGGTGCTATGAGTTTGCTTGACGCGATGACTACCAAATGCCAGATGCTCGACAAGACCACCGTCGATGATGGCATGGGCGGGTACACGAAACAATGGGTAAACGGTGCGACTTTCGACGCGGCTATTTCCATTGACGATAGCGTACAGGCTCAGACGGCTATGGCGGCTGGGGTAAAAGGCGTTTATACCGTTACCACAAAACGCGCTATTAACTTGCAGTTCCACGACGTGTTCAGGCGGCTTTCTGACGGTAAAATCTTCCGCGTGACTACGGATGGCGACGATAAGAAAACGCCGCCTACTGCCGGGCTTGATATGCGGAGCGTGAGAGCGGAAGAGTGGGTGTTGCCGGATGACTAAAGAACAAGCGTATCACAACTTTGTGTCCGGGTTTAGCTGGAAAGCGTACGACGAAAATACCGTCCCGGAAGATGCGGCGATGCCGCGCATAACCTACGATCTTTCCGTTGCCGAATTTGGCTATCCCGTAGCAATGTCTTTAAGCGTGTGGGACAGATCAACCTCATGGACGACCGTCACCAACAAAGCGAACGAGATTTACAACGATATCGGGCTGGGCGGAAAAATTATACCGTTTGACGGCGGGTATATTTGGGTCAAGCGCGGCCAGCCGTTTTCGCAGAGAATGTCCGACGAAAACGACAGCATAAGAAGAATTTACATTGTGCTTGAGGTTGAATACCTCACAGCTACTTAACGGAGGTAAAAAACATGGGTATGTTTACCGTAATCCCGCAGGACGCATTTGACGCGCTCCAGATGGACGCTGGCGTTCTGCTCAAGACTTTTGACCCGGCAAATGTCGCCGCGCCCGCAGACGCTAATATTATCTGCGCTACGACTGGTGGTATCAATCCTACTTGCGTCCCCACCTACTCCGATTTTGGCGAAGATGTTGACAACGTTCCTAACAACATGAAGGAGTTTAAACATCTTGACGGCTGGGACTGCAAGATCAGCACGACCGGACTCGGCACTTCCCCGGAACTTATCAAACTGGCGCTCGGCGCGGCTGACATTGACGGCACGAACACTAGCAAGATCATTCCGCGCCGTGACCTTGAACAGACTGACTTCTCCGACATTTGGTGGGTTGGAGATCGCGCTGACGGAGGCTGTGTAGCTGTCCAGCTTAAAAACGCGCTGTCTACTGGCGGCTTTAGCCTCCAGACCACGAAGAACGGCAAGGGGCAGGTTGCTATTGAGCTGACTGGTCATGTGTCCATCAGCGCACAGGATGAAGTCCCTATGGTTTTTTACAGCCTCGATCCTAGCACCTGATAAGGAGAACAAACTATGAAACTCTCTGAGTATAAAGGCGAAAAGGCGCTTGATATGCTTGCCGATTTGATCGAACCGGCTACGGCTATCATGGCAGACAAGGAAATTTCGAACGCCGTCAAAGCGAACCTTCCGAAAATTAAGATTGTCAAGACGGCGATTAAGAATCACAAGCCGGAAGTTATTGAAATCATGGCAATTCTTGATGGTGCAGACCCGAAAGACTACGCCGAAAAGGTAACGCTTTTCACTCTGCCTGCAAAACTTCTTGAAATCCTGAATGACCCGGATTTGACGAGCCTTTTTACTTCGCAGGGACAGAAAATCGAGACACTTTCTGGCTCTGCTACGGAGAGTACCGAGGAAAGCGAACAGTAAAATCATTTATGCGGTATGTTACAGCGCGTTACAATCAGAACCAACGCGAATGGGCGTACCGCATTTATGTTACTGACGGCTTGAAACACTTGGCGGGTCTCAATATACGCTATGCCGATCTTTTTGCGCCGGAAGAAACGCGGACAGCGGATGAAATTATCGGCGGCATAAAAGACAAACTACGGCAGCTAGGCGGTGAGTAAATGGATTTATTTGACCTTGCGGCAAAAATAACGCTTGATACAAGCGAATATGAACGTGGACTCAATAACGCAATCGGAAAAACCGCTAGTTTTGGCGCTTCCATAAAAAGCGGGCTTGCAACGGCGGCAAAGGCTGGCGTTGCAGCTATTGGAACGGCGGCGGCTGCGGTTGGTACACTTATAAAGTCCTCTGTTGAAGGTTATGCCGAGTATGAGCAACTTGTCGGCGGCGTGGAAACCCTTTTCGGGGATAGTGCCGACAAGGTTCAAGAATATGCGGCGAACGCATTTAAGACCGCAGGACTTTCCGCGAATGAGTACATGGAAACGGTTACATCGTTCTCTGCTTCGCTTCTGCAATCTCTTGGCGGTGATGCTTCGGCGGCGGCTGATTATGCGGATATGGCTATCAGAGATATGTCCGACAATGCCAACAAAATGGGCACGGACATGAGCCTGATCCAGTCTGCGTATCAAGGGTTTGCAAAGCAGAACTACACGATGCTTGATAACCTGAAGCTCGGGTACGGCGGAACCAAATCCGAGATGGAACGTCTTATCACCGACGCGGAAGCACTTGACAGTTCGTTCACAGCAACACGGGACGCGAACGGCGATCTTGCTATGTCGTATGCTGACATTGTGGATGCAATTCACATTGTGCAGGACAACATGGGAATTACCGGGACAACGGCAGAGGAGGCAAGCAAAACGATTTCTGGCAGTATTAGCGCCATGAAATCCGCTTGGACGAACCTTGTCACCGGGATGGCAGATGAAAACGCCGATTTTGGGACGCTGGTGAACAACTTTGTCGAATCCGTTGTTACAGTCGGTTCAAACCTTGTTCCGCGTGTCAAACAGGCGTTGACGGGCGTTGGAACACTTATCACAGAGCTTGCCCCGGTTATCGCTGAACAAGTCCCTACGCTGATTTCTGACATTCTTCCGTCTTTGCTTGAAGCTGGGGCATCGCTCGTTAGTAGCCTTGGCGAAGCAATTATAGAGAATCTCCCGTTGCTGATTGACACGGGATTCCAGTTGATTCTTACACTAGCACAAAGTCTTGGAGAAAGCCTACCTGAGCTAATACCTTCAATTGTCGGAATCATACTGGAAATCGTGAACACGCTGACAGACCCGGCAAACCTGACGGCTTTGATTGATGCTGCTGTTGCCATTATCATGGGACTGGCAAATGGACTGATTGCGGCTGTTCCTCAGTTGATTGCCGCAGCTCCCACGATTATCACAAATCTTGTCAATGCCCTTGCCGCGAATCTTCCGCAGTTGCTTGTCATGGGCGTACAGCTAATTATTCAGCTTGTTTCTGGACTGATTCAGGCGATTCCTCAGATTGCAAGCGCGGCTCCTCAAATCATAATGGCTATCGTTGAAGGGCTTGTAACAAACTTTGGGAATCTCCTGACGGCAGGACAGCAGATAATCGAGAGCGTCAGAAACGGTGTTATGTCTGCCATTGCAAACGCTAGACAATGGGGGCAAGACCTGATTGAAAATTTCAAGGCCGGTATTACCGCAAAGCTGGCAAGCCTAAAAAGCGCGGTTTCCGGTGTTGCGAGTACGATCAAAAGTCTGTTGGGATTCTCTGAACCCGAAGAAGGCCCGCTTTCCAACTTCCACACCTACGCGCCGGACATGATGGATTTGTTTGCAAAGGGTGTACGGGACAACGAAAATGTAGTCAGGGCGCAGATTGAGAAATCGTTTGACTTTGGCGAAATCGGGACAATCAACGGCACTACTCCGATGGTTGGAACGTCCTCCGATTCTGGCATCGTGTCTGCCATGCAGGAAATGGTTTCCGCAATTCAGGGCATGGGGCTTTATATGGATACAGGGGTGCTCGTTGGACAGGTTTCTCCCGGCGTTGACAACAACCTTGGCGGTCGCTATAATTATGCTCAGAGAGGTTTGGCGGTATGAGCAATGCGTATGAAAATAGCTACGGCGCAGTATTTAACGTAAACAACAGAGAATACCATACGTTTCGGGATTTTGGGCTGTATCCTAAAGAACAGCCCTCAATCCCTGCGGCTGAGGTTCGGACGGAATACATTGAAGTTCCCGGCGTTCATGGCGTTCTGGACATGACGGAGGCGTTGACGGGGTTCCCGATGTATGGAACGAGAACGGGAACGTTCCGCTATACTGTGATCAACCGTGAAGAATGGCTTTCAAAGTTTGCACTTGTGAAACAAGTCCTGCATGGTCGTGTCTGTAATATCGTACTGGACGAAGAACCGGGCGGCTATTATCACGGTCGGGTCGAAGTTGATCAGCTTAAATCCAGCAAGACAACGGGCGAAATCGTCATTAAAGCAACTCTTGACCCGTTTTGGTATGTCCGAGAAAACCCGTACCTTGGAAACTGGCTCTGGGACACGTTTAGGTTCGACACCGATGTTGTCCGGGACTACTCAGCAATTCCGATTGACGGTGAAACAGAAGTCACAATCGTCAGTACGATTCTGGGTGGTCATCCGCTGTTCTATGTAGATTCTGCAAGCGACATGACACTTGAAACGTCAGACGGAGATACCTACACGCTTCCGTCATATTCTGAAGTGACGATAACCGAAATTGACTTGCCGAGGGCGGAAGAAGAAGTTACATGGACTGTGACTGGTTCGGGGAGTTTAGGAATCTCAATCCCTGTTGGTAAGCTATGATTAAGATTTACGCCGACAACACGCTCATTTGGGAAACGGGGACTACGGATGAGTCTTTGGCTATCAACAGTCCCCGTATGGTTGACGAGCTT